CACCAGGCCCGCGCATAAAAGCCGGTCTTTCCCGGCTGCCAGCAGATCGTTTCTAAGACGGCCTCTTGGTTAATTCTGCACAACCGCAATTACAACGTGCCGCTTGAGGGGCTTCGTTTAGGGACTTCCTAAAACCCATCCGACTGTCCTCCGCGTGTGTTGGGCCACGCGGGTGTCCACGGAGAATTGGTGGGAGCAGGTGGATTCGAACTCACCATGCGGAGACTAAACGCCACTTCGTGTGTGCGCCGGGGTGCTATTCCGACAAGTGCGCAGATACCATTCCTGCGTCATGCTCCCTTGTGTGGGTCTTTCCCCACCGTCAGCGGTCTTTCCCTGCTGCCATTATCATTGGGAGGTCTTAACCCTGGCTGTCAGTCTTACGGCCACTCGCCCAGCGGAGCGCCCAGCGCCTTGACGGGCGCTTCCATGTCCGTGCAGTAGCAAACGCCCTCTTTTTCGCCGAATACGTTCTTGGCGATTTCCTGGTACAGCGTGCTCGTCTGCCCGTAGATATCGCCCAGATTGTCGTTCCAGTATTGCACCACCCGGTTGCGGAATACCACGTAGGTCAGGTTGTTGGAGAAAATGCCCTGGACGGTCTTGGAGAAGGAATACGCGCCGTTTCCCTTGAACGCCACGTCGAACAGCCGGTCGTTCTTGACGGGCGTGGTTCCGTTCGCGGGCACAACCGTAATGGTCAGGCCCACGCTGCCGAAGTCCTTTCCTTCCGGCAGAAGCACGCGCAGCGCTTCGGCCTTTCCGGCGCTGTCCACGTATACCTTGACTTCCTGTTCCTCCTCGTCGTAGACGATATGAACCTCGCTGTCATACAGGAAAAGCTGTTCCAGTTCGTTCACAAACGTGATCCACGGGGGTGAGAGTTGAATCCTTGCCATTGTCGGTTCCTCCTGTCTATATTTACCCGTCTTTCCGGGCGGTCAGTCCTCTTCCAGCGGGTTGTGTTCCTTCGATTCCTTCACAAAGGCCACGTTTTCCCAGTTAATCAGCGCTTTCCCGTCCTTCACCAGGTTAGCGTAGGTGTCCTCATCATCGTAAAGGTTGCTCAGTGAAAAGACTTCCGTGTTGTTCTTGAACAGCGCTTTTTCCCGCTCAAACTCCACGGCATGGTTATTGTTGAAGTACACGACGATTTTTCCCATCTTGCCCTCCTTATTGCACCAACCGCAGTCCCAGTATGCACAGGAACACGCAGATCACCGCCGCCAGCAGGCCGCACAGCAGCATGAACAGGCCGAAAGGAATATCCTCCCGCTTTCTCACGCACACCACGGTCATAACGCAGGACAACACGGCGGCCAGACCGAATCCCGCCGCGAACAGCCATGTCGCCGCGTCAAGGATGTACAGGAGCAGCGTCCCCAGCATTGGCCATGTCATTCATAAACCTCCCGCAAGTGCTGTTCGCACCAGTTCAGCGCCTTGTTGTACCGTACCGGAATCCGGTTCACCAGCTCATGCGCCGTGCTGAACCGGATAATCGCCGCCTCTCGTTCCCGCGTCCCGGAGAAGAAGATGTAAAAGCACCCGTCCCACGCGGTTTCCTTCTTCCTCCGTTTCTCCACCGTCCACATGCGGATCATGTTCCGCAGCCCGCTGGGTTGTTCTTTCGTCAGCCCGTCCAGCTCCTGGAGCTGTTCCGGCGTGTCAATATGAAAACGCTTGGCTGCCATGGTCAAACCTCCTTGATTTCAAGGCCCCACTCGGCAAGCACCTGTTTCCGCTTGTTGATGTACGTCCGGTTTTTCCGCGTGGCCTCGCTCTTCGCGTCCAGCACTTCAATCCGGTTGTCCATGTTCACGGTCACAAAATCCGCGTAATAGGCGTACCTGGAATCCCTGGCGGCGTTCGGGCCGCCGCCCAGGTCGAACTTAACCTGCCGCATCACGCATTTCAGCTCCCCGGCCCGCACCCGCTCCATGAGCTGGGCGTACACCGCCGCCTCATGCTTGCTGTCAAACCGCAGTCCTTCCACTTCCACACGCTGGTTTCCGTACTTGTTCCGCTTCGGCTTCTCCACCGGAATCTCAAGCACAAACACTTCGCCGCGCTTCTCCGCTTCCGCGTACCGGCGCTCAATCTCGTCCTGATCCCGTTTCCGCTTCCACGCGGCAAACTCTTCTTCGGTCATTCGCAGCGCCATACGCGCCTCCTATTCCCGCAGAATCCGCCAGATTTCCCGCAGCTTGTCCCGCAGGCGCTTCCGTGGCGGGTGATACTGGTATCCGCACATGGGCCGTTCCTTCGGCTCCTTTCTGCGGACAACGATGAGCTTTATGTTACGGATGGGGGATCGCTGTCCCGTTCGGAATCGCCGTTCCGCCTTAATCCGTCGAACCACTTGAACCACCGTCTTTTCTCCGGTTTCCGGCCTGCCCGCCGATGCCGTTCTGGTTCTGCGGGCATTTTCTCAATGGCCACAACCTCCCTGCGCCATTGTTTCAGCACGATACCGCCCTCCGGCCTGGGCAGGGCCATGACAATCCCGTTGCTTCCCTTGGAAACGACCACGCTTTTGTCGTCCCAGTATTCCGTCGCGGACACCTTCCGGCTGTTGTTCCCGTATTCCGCCTGCAGCTCCGGCAGATTGTCGTTGATCGCGTCGAATTTCAGCCCCCGGTTCAGACACCACATGACCGCCGCCTGCAGGTGCTGGCCCTCCCGGCACGTCCACAGGATCACCTTGGCCCCGTCTGCCTGCTGCCGGATCAGCTCATGAATCACCTGTTCATGCGCTTTCCCGATATTCGGCCACTTGTTTTCGCACAAACAACCGTCAAAATCCACCGCGATAATCTTTTTCCGGCCTGCAGGCTCCTTCATTTTGGCTCCTCATCCTCTTCGGGCACGTCCTCTGCCCGCACTTTCCCGGTGATTTCCCGCCCGCATCCGGGGCAGTTTCCGGGATATCCGTCCTCAAACACCGCGCACGGCTCCTGCTCATACCCGCAGGCCGAACATTCCGCAAATTCCAGCTCTTCCCCCTGGTTGAACACGTACCACTTAGCCTTGTCCATCTTCTTCCTCCTCCTCAATCGGCTCACATTCGCCGATCAGTTCCAGACAAATCTCCGTCACAAGCCCGTCGCCGGTGCTGTTCACCACGATATCCGGGGTGAAGAAATAGCCCTTCTCCGTTTTGAAACTGACTTCCCTGGGCCTGCCGGTCGCGCCGCCGAACTCGTTCTGTTTCAGAACGCGGATTAAATCAGTCGTCGTCATGCTTTTTCTTCTCCTTCGGTTTGATATGCTTCTCCCGATAGGCCATGTACTCCCCGTAGCTCATATCCATTGCGTCCGCAGCGCTCTGCAGGGCGGATGTCATGAACTTGGTCTGCGACCCTTCAATCGGCTTGTCCGGCTTTCCGACCGGATGGGCGAACCACACGCCCTTTTTATTCCGGGTGACGGTATACTCCGTCAGTCCTCCTCCGTCTGCCGCGTGTTCCATTCCCGTACAGCGCCCTCCAGCTTCCTGTGTTTTGCGGTTTCCCGCCCGCATTTCGTGCACCGTACCGTCCAGTAGAGCATGAAATTGCTCTTCGCGGCCTTGGTTTCCAGATCGTCCTGCGTCCCGCCGCAGGTGCACGGCTTAATTGCTTCTGTTTTCATTTCTCACGCCAGGGCAACCCCGGCCTCCTTGCATCCGTCCACATAGGCTTTCATTCTCCGGGCCAGCAGGTTCCCGATATCGTCAATCAGGCCCTGCTCCGCCTCTTCCGCCCCGTCCTCTGCCTTTATATAGAGAGGAACCGCAGGCAGATACCCGCCGCTGGCCGGATCGCGGAGCGCGGTAAACCCCACCTGGATGAATCTTTCCTTCTTCTCCTTCGGCATGTTCACGCCTCCTGTCCGTAAACGGCTTCGTGCTTGTAAAGGTCGTCCATTTTCTTGCCCAGGGCCGACGAAAGCAGATACAGCGTGTCCGCTCCTGGGCTTTTCCGCTCTCCGCTCTCAATGGCGCTGATGGTCTGTTGTGGCACTCTTGACAATTCCGCTAACTGTTTCTGGGACAATCCGGCTTTCTCTCTGGCTTCCTTGAGCAGAATCATCAACCCGCCTCCTCCGTCCTTCAAATCTTGTCTGCGATAATCAAATATCCGTGTTGTAGTATGGATAATAATACAACTCGGCGAGTTTGTCAACCCGTTTTGTGGTATAATTTAGAAAAAAATTTGGAGGTTGAGCCGATGGCCTTTGCGGAGAACATGAAAGCTCGCAGAAAAGAGCTGAAAATGACCCAGGTTTCGCTTTCAGAAAGAAGCGGGGTTCCGCAGTCCACGGTCAGCGCCGTGGAGCGCGGAGCACGCGTCCCAACCTCGGAAACGATAAAGTTGTTGGCAAAAGGGCTTCGCTGTTCGGTTGACTTTCTGCTGAATGGGGATAATAATGGACAGGAAAAGCCCGCCGATGTCGGCGGGCTGGACGAGCAACTTGTGGAAATGCTTATTGATTTGCCGGATCAGGACGTTCAGAGGGTGAAGGATTTTCTCGCAGGCTTAAAAGCAGCTCATAAAGAATAACTTTTTCTTCTTCTGTCAGTTCCGCAACCAGTTTTTCCGCTTCAGCTCTCGTCATGGTCTTTCTTTCCTTTCGTAAGACTGCAAGCAGCGCTTACTTGTGTGCCTTATTTTACCACATTTCAAGGAGGAATCCAATGAAAAAGCTCCTGTGCCTTGTGCTCACGCTGTTTTTGCTCCCCGTCGCGGCCCTGGCCGACCAGGCGGACGATTTGATTGCCACCTTATCGGAAGAAAACAAGGCCGCCGTGCAGATTGCGCTGGTAACTGCCGACGCGAACCACCGGGACGGCCAGCCCTACAAGCTGAAAATCCGCACGCCGGAAGGATCGCAGGAATATTCCTTCACAGAAGAGGAATATTTGAAGCTGAAAGCATGGGTAGAGGGGAAATATGCCCCCGGAACCCCGATAAAACGCGATATTTCCGCCCAGGAATGGACGAATCAGTGGATGAACGACAACGGCTACACCTTCCCGGTTTACGGAGCAACTACCGCAGATTTGACCCCGATTTCCGATTTTCTGGCCCTTTTAGCGGAAAATAACATCTATTTGGCCCTCCCGGAGCTGCAGATTTCCGAAAAAACGGACTTTGACTGGATTTCCTCCCAGATCGCGGACAATTTCTGGCTCCTGTACCGTCCGTATCACGACGGTTCCCGCTACGTTTTGCAGCTACAGCTCCCGTATTCCTATCGGCCCATGGAAGAAGCGTTCCCGTTGTTGCTGGTTTCCACGCTTTCCATCGGGATCACCGACGCGGACGCGCTCTTCAGCACGCTGCAGTACAACATTATCGGCGAATCCTGCGAGCTTCGGACGGACAGTTACACGATTACGTACTCCGAACCGCGCCTGAGTGACGGAAAACTGGCCGATTTCGCCGTCCTGGAAGTAGAAAAAATGCTAAAATAACAAAAAAGCCGCTCTCTGGGGTAGAGAACGGCGCGAAACTCGCCAACGCCACATCTTTGAGGATCGCTTTATGATTATATCATGAAGCGGCCCGGATTTCAAGGAGAAAAGCATGAAAACCGTCGTCCCGCAGGATTCCGTCAAGGCCGTGATATACGCCCGCTATTCGTCACACGGGCAAACGGAGCAGTCCATCGAGGGTCAGCTCCGCGATAACTACGCCTGGGCGCAGCAGAATAACGTCACGGTGATCGCGGAATACATCGACCGCGCCCTCACCGGCACGAAGGATCAGCGGCCAGACTTCCAGCGCATGATCGAGGACGCGGCCAAAGGCCAGTTTGAAATGGTGATCGTCTGGAAGCTGGACAGGTTCGCCCGTAACCGCTATGACAGCGCGATTTATAAGGCGCGTCTGAAAAAATATGGCGTGCGCGTCGTGTCCGTGAAGGAGAACATCACGGACAGCCCGGAAGGGATCATCCTGGAGGGCCTGCTGGAATCCATGGCCGAATATTATAGCGCCAACCTCTCACAGAACATCCGGCGCGGGCAGCGGGAGAGCATCGCAAAGGGTCTTTTCTGCGGCGGGCATATTCCACTGGGGTACAAGGTTGTGGATAAAAAGCTCGTCGCCGACGAAAAGACCGCGCCACTGGTGCGCTACGTGTTCGATCAGTACGCCCAGGGCATCCCGAAGCGGGAAATCGTCGCGGAGCTGAACGAGCGCGGCATCCGTGGAAGAACCGGAAAGCCGCTGGGCGATTCCGCTTTCCATCGCGTGCTCACGAATACCGCGTATATCGGGAAGTTCACCTACAACGGCGAAGTCGTCCCGGAAGTTTCGGAGCGGATCATAGACGACGAAACCTTCCTCCGCGTCCAGGAGCGCTTGAAGCTGAACGCCCACGCGGGCGCGGCGCAGAAAGCGAAGGTGGAATACCTCCTGCAGGGCAAGGTGTTCTGCGGGCATTGCGGCACGCCGATGATCGGGGAATCGGGCCGTTCCAAAATGGGCACGGTGTATCATTATTACGCCTGCGCCACGAAGAAGAAGCGCCACGCCTGCAAGAAGAAGAACGAGCGGAAGGACTTCATCGAATGGTACATCGTGGAGCAGACCGTGCAGTACATCCTTTCCCCGTCACGTATGTCACGCGTAGCGCGTAGCGTGGTCCAGGAATACCGGAAGGAGTTTTCCGATACCCGCATCGACGATCTGGACAAGG